ACAATTTTCGTCTACTTCAAACACACGATTTTAGTTCAAACATACAACAAGCAAAATAAGAAAAAATTTCATATGAAAAAAGTCGAACACCTAGAGCCTTGCATCAAATCACATGCAAAGTATAGTGTTCTACAAAAACAATAAGAAAGTCTCGATTTATCCAAAGGAAAGGCCGATAGCTACCTAAAGTTTTGTGAGCATTTTATCATATCTGACACGATAGCTCGAACGCGTTGTTCATGGTTCAATCGCAATGACTGCCCCCATGAGGGTTTGGTGTGTTTGTGCCGAAGCACAAGGCCAGCACCGCCTTAAAAGAAGTGCAGTGGGAGTTGGTAAGAATACTGAAAATCATCAGCACCCGCTGCAAACAACATGAACTTGCTAGCACCCTCGGCGCCTTTATCATACTGGAAATAAGCAACATTACTACGATTGCGGAAAAGGTAGGTGTTGTTTTGTTTCGTTGGAAGCATTTTAAAGACGTGGTCATAAGGTATAACAAAGTCAATTGGATTGAGTGTTACGTTCGAAGACATAAACACAGATTGGGTCCAATCACGCAATTCAAGGGGAGCGCGCACCACTGTTGACACAACATCGGACACAGAATCTGTTTGGAAGTTCACCCTAACAGAAGCTATTCCATTGTTAGCCGGTTCCATCGGCAACAACACAAAGCGCACACCACCTTTCCAAAAAGCGAAATATTTGCCGACTCTCAACCAGTAGTTCCAAAACTGCAAGTCAGTCGGAGCACCAACCCATGGATTCGTGATCAAACGAAGCTCATTAAGTCCTGTGACCGTTACTGGGCCAATAGGACTCAACATGCTAACCATCTGCTTAAAGCTATACACATTAGAAGTTGTAGAAACACCTTCAGACACGTGCATGCCAGCTGTTCCAATCACAGGATAATCACTCTCGCCAAGGCATTTCATTGACAAGCTAGGAATTTCACACGCATCTTGTGGTCTAGTAAGGCCACTCGTTGCGACTGCTTCATCCCCATTAAAGCCAAATTCTTCACCAGTAAAACGAGGAATATTAAACTGAAAATCTGGACCAGCCGACACAAAAATCTGAACAGTAATGGGATTAACTATGTCAGTTCCACTTGTGAGTGGATTCAACACAGTCATGCCCATGTAACCATTCGTCGAATTGTAGCCATCAGTTCCGGTAACATTCAACCAATCAGTCTGCTGTTTGTAGGGGATAGTGAAACTATAATCAGTATTATCAGCAATATCCATTACGATGTTCATGACATCACTGATATTCCCATTCACTGGATTGGTACTTCCCTGGTACGGATTATACCAGAAGCGCACACGACACGAATGCATCTTCGAACACACAAATGCAACATGAACCCTGATGGATCCACGCCACATTCCGTGCAAAAGCGACAATTCTCTCAAGAGAGTATTGCCACTATGGTTTCCTTCCAAAGTCGTTCGGAAAAAAGTTGGCGTGATAGGCACACCAAATACTTGCTTCCCGGACGCATCGCCCTGTGAAATTTTGAATTGTTCAAGAATACACATCCGGCTCAAAAAAGTATTGTAGTTCATATGCGAAATATCTTCCGCCATATATTCACTATTAACTTCCAATTGAGCAGTTGGATTGTGACACATGATTCTCGTCAAAGGATTATCCACAGACCGACACAATAGAGGGTTCGAAATTTGCATAGGATTTGTGTTTGCAACATTTGGAGGAATGCTCCACCCAAAAAAATCACAAATGCTTCCAGCAACGTCAGCAACAGCTCCAATCGCACCAGCAATAGGCCCAACCTCTGGGATGAAGGAAAGACCCTGTCCCACTGCACTCACTTTTCCAAGAACTTTGCCAATTGTGCCTTGGGTGGTTTTCTTCACAGTCTCGCTACCTGCTCCAGGTCGTACACTGCTACTCTTGCCACTCAATGCCTCAGCAACGTAACCTTCAAGATTATGTTCCACCAATTGCACATATGCAGTCACATTCACCGGCGTGGCTTTAGAGCTAGCCGATTGCAGTGGACACTGCACTTGGATCTTGACCAACGAGAGCTCCCCGACATCTTTGGTAATCACATTTCTGTGATAGACGAAGGGAATTTCGAACTCTGTACCCTGAGTAGAATTTGCGTCTATCTGGGCCCATTGAGCCGTTGTGACATTGTAGCGTCCGTCCTTACGATAAGCATCATAAGGTATCCACCACATGATCAAGCGTCCGTAATGCATGAATGTTCCATTGATCTTGACGATTATTTTGAACTTCGGCGCCCAAAAAGCAAAGTTTGCAAGCTTCTTCTTAACAGTTGTAATGTTAATGAAATCCCGGGGAAATTGTAAATCGAACAAGTTCACCCCAATCCCATCTGTTGAGCTCCATGATTTGGTTCCCAACAAGAAGGGTCGGAATAAAACTGCATCGAGATGCACTTCCGGCATGTTCAACGGCAATTTAACTGTAGAATAATCTTGCATTTCCGTTTTGTGTGTTTCCACGTTGTCAGCAAAATCCGTGTTTTGGTTTGCATTCTCACCATCCCCGAGTAAACCACTCTCAGAGATTGTATTGTCGGTTACCATTTTACCAGATGTTGCAACTGCATCATCAAATTGTCCACGACCGGAACAGGCTAAACCTGAAATTCCAACCGCATCGGACAGCAAAGCGTCAAATAATCCACAATGTGTTACCATAGTTGAATTTACGCACTCGTCCCCAAACATTTCACGAATGATCTCGTTGTATCCCTTCAAACCAGATGAAGGTATAACAAAACCATCGCGATTTGCCTCCGCAATGAGATCCCGGATCTCTTTCTGTGTCTTGAGAAAAGCCACTTTTCCATAAAGCGCACTTTCCCGCAGCATTTCACACAGGTTTGCTGCTACGTCTTCGCTCTCAAAGCCTTTTCTTGAAATCCACCGAGGTGGCTCTCTGATCAGACTCTGGTCACCGCGGGCGACGTACAATCCCAAATCGTCTCTGTAGAAAAAGTCTCTCTTGAGATAGCTCAAGTCTTCCAATTCCACAAAGTCCTGTTCAATGGCGCCTTTTGTTACACTGGTATACGTGATACCAATTTCCTCACACCATTCCGCATATGTCCTCATTGTGAAGTTTTTCCGAGCAACAGGCGACACTGCCACGATGTTATCATCTCCATAGCATACATGATCCATGTATTCTCTGAATTTGTTCGCGGGAATGCCACACAATTGCTCAAAAGCACAACGCACCAAGAGCATATTCACCAAGCAGTTAACGATGACAGTAACTGCAATCCCCGAGGGATTCCCTTGCCGGAAACAATGCACATGATCATTCGCAATGTGATCAGAGCTGAACACCGTGTTCATGAGAACGCGGCGAACAGTCGCGTTCTCTTCTCCATCATTGTAAAATCGATTTGCAATTTCCGCAACTTCAACACCAAGTTGAAATGGAAGCGAGGCGTCAAAATTTGAGTAATCGCCATTCAGGAATTTGTCAGACTTAGCCAACAATCTCCTGATAACAAAATCCCAATCTCTCGACCTCGGATTCACGCCAACCGAGCATTCACCAACCAAACTAGTTCTCTTCATGTGCATGACCAAAGAGCCAAAGTACTTTCTGAAAACTAGTGTCAGATCCATCGGGCCCACATTGAAAATTCTTGTCTTTGCAGCCAAGACTTTCTCAATTGGACGTTTCTCGTCTTTCAGAGTATCCACAAAATATGTTTCAACACCTTCACCGAGTTTCGCTCTTTCAATGCGTTGCCGCACTGCCTCTGCCACTCTCTCTCCAGGAAGAATTTTCTCGTCTTTGACCTCGAAAAAACTCTTCTTTCCAGGCACTCCCTGAACCTCCAACGTGAACGGATACCCCGGTGACGTCGTCAAATCAATCTTTTGCAAATCATCAAACACTCCATTATACATTTCCTCATCTGTAAGAATCCTAGGATTTGTAGAATGTTCTGTCGGGTATTCACGCAGACCGTCAACAATATCAGCCGTGGCTCTCTCAACAACTTCGGGATCAATCATTCCAGACATACATCTGAACTTCTTCAAACCGTTGTACATGGGAGAAACACCATCACGCACCTTCAACTGAGCCGGCATCAAGGTCGAGGGACCATAGACTTCGCTCATCTTCTCACTCAAAGGACTTTCACTCCAACAGGTTTTAGTTGCCAAAGTGACTTTCCTTCCACGGAGTTTACCAAGCGTGTTAAGCCCAGCAAGCTCCGTCAAACTGCTCGCCTCAACATCTCCTATTTTCACACCCTTAGGAATAGGCACTCGAATGGCTTTGAAATGATCAAGACCATCGAGCACATCCTCCTGAAAAATGCTCTGAACAAAAGACACTGAACTCTTCATCACACCAGCTGTAATTATTCCAAGAATGCGCGGGAAACGCGGATCACGCGACAACAATGCTGTGCCACAATCACCACGCTCGGCACTCACTCCGAAACAAGAAAAGCCTTTCTGCACGCTCAACTCAACTCCACCATCACGGTAAGTTTGTTTCGCTTCAAGCCTCTTCACCACAGATGGTGTCAGCTTTTCCGACGTTTTCCGAGTGACGTCATATCCAAACAAATACGCACCATTCAGTGAAAAATCATTACCGGAAGCAACAAAGTGCTTCGACAAATCCTTCCCACAAACAGCATTGCGCAACTGAATGAACACAAAATCACGCTCTCGCACCTCACCAGGATAATACACAAAAATGGACGCACCTGGTATGCAGACCTCAGGTTGATCGCGCCAGCGCAATCGAACTGAACTGCCAACAAGCCCAAACGTGAAATGGAATGGAACCAAAAACACGTCACCAGCAACACAAATTGCTTGAACACGCCGAATTCCTTGCTCATTCTCTGCATACAACGTTGCCGTCGCCATGCGGAGAAGCTGTTCAACATCTTCATTCCCAGCCAGAGCAACCACTTGCTCACACGCACTTTTCTCTTCCACAGCACTCTGAGACGCAGCCGCAATCTTAGATGCTTGCTTTGCTCCAATTCGCCTAACCGGAGCACTCTTCGCCTTCTCATTCACCTTGTCGTAATTGTTGTGAGATTCAACGACAGGTTTCTCTTTCTTCAAACATGAATATACAATGAACATAACAATGGATGATGTGATTACAGTGAAAAAGCCAACAACAATTGGCCAAAAATGTGATTTAACAAATGTGTACAATTTATACAAAAAAGAATCAGACAATTTACATTTAATAGAATTGATACAATTAGAGAATGAAACACGCAAATTTTCGAGATGAGAACTGATATTTGAACTTAGAGAAGGGTCCAAACTGTAAAAAGAATCGTCGTCGTCATCCTCAATTTCTGATCTGAAGTCAGGATCAACGATATTCAAAAGCTCTGGAAATGTTTTGTCAAAATGAGCTTGGAGTTTTGGAAAAATTTGTGAGATCTTTGTCGCCGGATGGATAACCTCCGGATACGTTGAGCAAAATTTCAAAATGGCTCGGGTCGTATTCACTTCACTCATTGTGTAAAGCCGCCCCTTAAGCCATCTGACTATTTCATCACGGAAACCTGTGTTTGTGAATTGCAGTTTGAATTGCAAAGCACTTCGCCCATGCGCAACATGCACTGACCAATCTCCACGACACGCACAAGGGTGTTCAAGAACACATGGAGCATTCGGACCCTCGTCACGCCATCCGCAACCAGTTTGTTTTACTCTCTCCTCAACTTCCTGCTGCGCATATGGATGATAGCCTCTCCATCTCTTCTCATTCCGCTGTCTAATGATGATGCGAGACTCTTCTTCAGTTGGTAATTTTGGTTCACTCAGGAAACTCCACACAGGCGGTCGTGGATCATTTCGGGGTACTTCCTCCCCTAGGTCCATTTCCGGGTCTTCAGGTTTCCAGTCAACATAGCCTGGTTTACCTCTTCCACTTGTGGCAATTGCAGCATTCTGCGCAACTCGCTCTGCAACATTTTCAAGAGCTCTCCATCTTTCTTCGACCGTTGGTTGTTGGCCAGGACAGCCATGCAATTTCATTCCACTACGCACAAAAGAGTTGACACAATCAGTCAAATTGTCAGCTCCAGACATGTGGGCCAACAGAGAATCACAAAGATACTGCTGTAAGCCAACGAGAGATTCAAAAGTTTGGATGACACGTTGTTGATCAAAAACATCAACGATTTGGAATTTGTACAGATCATCAGGCATGAGTTTATTGTCGCCAATGTAGCCTTTGGTGCTATTCTTGGGACCAGGTGAGATTCGTTTGTCTTCGGCACTAATACAGTATTCAGGTTTCAAAATGACTTCCACAAGCACGTTTCGTCTTCTCTTCAAAGCTTTTGAACTAGCAACTTTATTGACCATGGGTGGTCCAATATGATTGTTACTCGTAATGCAGACAACAGGAGATGTAAAATACACCATACCCTTATCATCGCAAGCAGCCATATTCAGAGGAAGTTGCACACCATTACAGCATGCAATCAACGCACTCGCTTCTTCAACGAGAGCTTGGTCATCAGTGATCTGACCAAAATCATCGAAAATTGTGATGGGCTGGTTAGTGTAACCAGACCAAAACTTGTCATTTGGAATTCTAACATACGTGTACTTCGCCGCCAATCCAGAGGGATTTTCACTTCCAAGATCAATTCCAAGCGTCTTCATGAAACCACAATTGACAAACTTCAGCACAGCTGACTTGCCAATGCCAGGATTTCCAACTAAATGCAAAACAAAAGGAGGTTTCCTTTCACCACTGACACTGAGCATGTGCGCAGGCACAAGCTTTCGAAATGCATCAACTTCCCGGTGAAATCTCTCGACGAACAAGAGATATCCAGCATACTCAGAATTTTGTCGACCAGCAACTTTTCTCTGAGCTCTCGTGAGTTCTCGCAGACTTTCTTTCCAGATTCGATCCAACTCGTAAGCAATGCCAGCACTGCTCTTGAATTCAATCAAAAACTTGGGATTTCCACGCAACTTGCACCACGCATCGATCAAGACTTGCATCTCATTCTCAATGCGATCAGGTTCACCACCAAGACGAATGGAAATTTTCTCAATGGTTTTAATGATCCAGTTCACGAATTTGTCAGCAATGGTTGCCATAGAGTCAAACGACCTAAAATTCGTTGCCAATTTCTGGAGCTTAATGGTACGAGCTGTGAACAGCTTTTCCCCTTCGGCATCCAGACCCACAAACATATCCTTGAAAACACTTCCAATTAAGGAGACACTTTCTCGGATCAAACTGTGTGACGCTTCTTTCTCAGCTTCGGTTTCAGCGCGAGCCGCAGTAGCACCCATAGCTACCGGTTCAGCTTTTGCATCCTCCTTTGCCTGAAACTCTGCTTCTTTGACTTTGCGAATACAATCTACTATCCTTTTGATTTGTGCGACCAAGGCACTCCCAACAGAGAGCAGACCGAGCCCAAGACTCGATGCTAGTAATTGTACTCCACAGAATTTGTCAACAAAGCCTTCCAGCTTGTAAACGACGTAAACGCCATTTATGACACACAGCACTTTTTCAATGACCTTGACGATGAAGCCGAGAGTGCTTTTCTCTGCTCCAAGTCCTTTCATTCGGTCTGAGATTTCTCCAACTTGTTTGCCCAACTGTCCGAAAAAGACATCAGACGTTTTCCCAGCTCCTTCAAAGAAACTTTTTGCTCCATTCTTGATTCCCTCAAGACACTCATTCACAGAAGTGAAAGTGTTTGTCGCTTCAGTCGCACAACTCGAGATCTTGCTAGTCGCAACCAGCATTTGACTGCTGCTTGCAGCTATTGAGCTGCTGGCTTCTTCAATTCCACGCATCACATTTCCAAGTTGATTAGGATCAATACCTAATTGAGATTGCATAAGAGTTGGTTTGGGTTGAACACCGGAAGTCGCGACGACTTCAAAGTGGAGGGTTTTTCGGAATTTATACAATGAGGAACGAACGCGGTGTTTTTTAAATGCATCAATGAGCCACAAAATCTGGTAAGGAAGATGTGTCTCAACTGTCTCTCTCCAACTGTCTCTCGCGACTCTCACAATTTCTCCGAGGAAAAACTTTCGTCTTTCATGGGCCAGTTCATTGAATTTATTCTGAATTTTAGATACATCAAGAGCTTTAGTAGCTCTATCAATAAAATCTCTTGGGTCGAATTTCTGATGTTCATCCGGAATTCGATCAAGCTTCTGCTTAATTTTAAGAACGGGCTTAACAACTTGCGCTGCTTCAGCCGGAGTTAATTTATAATTGTGAGCCACCATTTTTGTGTAGCGCTTGTAAGCACTAGCACGCTCAGTTTTAAATGCATCATTCCATTGGTGAAACGGAGCTTTAAACTCCGTTTTCTCACGCACTTCGCCAATCAGTTGCTCCGCAACTGATTCCATCACATTCCGTTTCTTCTTGTTCATCTTACGGAATTGCTTCTCAAGTTCCGAATGAGTTGGAAACTGGGTTTCATGAGATTTAAACTCAATCATCTCAATTCCATTTCTTTTCCGGATCTTCTCTTCCCTGCGTCTGAACAAATTTGACAAATGATTTTGGTGAAGAAATTTAATAACAGCTTCTCTTTCGGGTCGGATTTTATTCCGCTCCAACAAAGCGCTGTGTTTGGCAATGATTTCAGATGTTGTCATGAAAATTAAAGATTTTACGAAGTCCAGATCAGGATTTGACTCACACGAGTCACAAACAAATGTATTGCTCGCAACTCCACAAATTTCGCAATCAACCAGCGCACAATTGCACCAATAGCTTTTACACTTATGGCACCATCGCACACTCTCTGACGTTCCGTCTGGGAAGCGTATAAGTTTATATGACTCATGAGAATCACACGAACTACACGCTTCTTCTCTCTCATCGGCCTCGTTGACACACAAGTCACAGGCACACTCAATCTCACTCAACGAACAATTACCACAACTCTGACAAATGTCATAATTGTGACAACTTTCAAGCTCACCACCACAATAAATCGCCTCCGCCAAGCAGGATGAAACCTGAACCTGACATGTTGGGCGAGTAACGCAAAGTTTACTTTGTGCTGCTCCCATCGAAAAAGAAGGTTTGATTTTATCGACTTTCTTGTCGCCAACATTTTTGACCAGTGTTGGTTCTGATCCCGCCTCTAGAAATTCAAGTGGATTAGGTAAGCGAGGACACACCACTTGTCGGAGCCTAGATGTCTGCTCCCTGGGGCCATAGACTCCGAGGAACCCCGAGGTCGCATCGCGTCTATCAATAGTCTCTGTCTTGTCCATGGTTGATTTTAAAGACTTTCTTGTCTCATTTGTTCACGAAGTTAGTTCTCCGGCTCTTTAAAGATGCGCAAATCTGGTTATTTAAATGGTGTTCTCCATTTATTTGTTCACGAAGTTTAATCTCCAGTTGTTTATAGAAGTTTTCTCTTCTGGCACAACGATTTAAGTTTAACTATATGTAGGTAGGTCATAAGTATTCGAGCAAGCTCAAGAATTTCAACTACGAGTCTACATATTTCAAGTTCTCAAATCTGA